ACCAGCGCCGCAACCGCCTGGCCCACTACACGCCTTACCCCAAGCAGGCGGAATTCCACGCGGCGGGAAAGACGCATCGAGAAATTTTGCTGAGGGCGGCCAATCAAGCAGGAAAAACGCTAGCCGCCAGCATGGAACTGGCGATGCACTTGACCGGACGATATTCAGAATGGTGGCCTGGACGACGCTGGAATCGTCCGATCAATGCCTGGGCCGCAAGCGAAACAGCACAAACCACTCGGGACAACATCCAGCGCCTCATGCTGGGACGAGTTGGAGCCGAAGGAACAGGGAGTGTCCCCGGCAATTCCATCATCGGGAAAACCGCAGCGCGAGGGGTATCGGGGCTGGTGGATACCGTGCGAATCCGCCACGCTACCGGTGGTGTTTCAACCTTGACGTTTAAGACCTACGACCAGGGCCGAGAGCGCTGGCAGGGCGAGACGCTGGATATCGTTGCGTTCGACGAAGAGCCGCCGGAAGACATCTACATGGAGGGCTTGACCCGGACCAACGCCACGGGTGGTCGGGTCTGGCTGACCTTCACTCCGCTGCTCGGCATGTCGGAAGTGGTTCGGCGGTTCTTGTTCGCGCATTCGCCGGATCGAGCCGACATCAACATGGTCATCGAAGATGCGGCGCACTACACGCAAGAAGAGCGGGCGGCAATCATCGCGAGCTATCCCGCCCACGAACGTGATGCTCGAACAAAGGGAATCCCAATCCTTGGTAGCGGGCGCATCTTTCCAGTGGTGGAGGAATCCATCGCCTTCGATCCATTCGGGATGCCGGCGTACTGGCCATCCATCGCTGCCCTGGACTTCGGCTGGGATCATCCAACGGCGTGCGTTTGGGGCCGCTGGGACCGAGACGCTGACACCGTTTACATCTACGATGCTTATCGCGTGAAGGAAGCGACGCCAGTGATCCATTCCGCTGCCATCAAAGCGCGAGGCGATTGGATACCGGTTGCGTGGCCGCACGACGGTCTTCAGCACAGCAAAGATTCCGGGAAACCACTTGCTGATCAATATCGAGCGCAAGGGTTGGCGATGCTGCCCGAGCACGCCCAGCATATCGACGGAACCATCGGCGTCGAGGCTGGGCTGATGGACATGCTGGACCGAATGTACACTGGACGCCTCAAGGTCGCCAGACACCTTGCAGATTGGTGGGAGGAATTCAGGCTCTATCACCGCAAGGAGGGAAAGGTCGTGAAAGAGGGTGACGACCTGATGAGTGCCACCCGGTACTTGTGCATGTCGCTTCGCTTCGCGCGTTGCAAGCTCCAGCGACCCGTTGATTCTCGTATGGCGCAACTCATCAAGCGTCAGCGCAGCGGTCGATCCGCGATGTCGGCGTAGTATCGTATACTATTGACATGAACACGAAAACAAACGCCCTTTCCCGTGCCATACAGACCTACGAAGACCGGACGGATTTGAAAGTGCTGACCGTCCGGCTATCCTCCGATGCTCGATCCCGGCTATCCAGGCTTGAGGAAAAGCTCGGCAGCAAGCGTAAGGCGATTGAAATAGCCCTAGCTTACTTCGAGCGCACCCTTGACGGCAGAAATGGCGGAATTGAAGGTGGAGGGATGAGATGAGATACGAAGAAAAACGGGCATGGTTCAACTGCTGCCGTGCATATCGGATATTTTACCGCTACCCGGACGGCACGTCGGGACAGTGGATTTGCAGGGTCTGTTCGTGCCGCCAATGTGGACCCCGATAGAGTGCGTGGCCGGGCTACGATTCCATCGAAATCATTCCCCGTGTCTACGGTAGCGCCGTCCGTGGCGCACAGAGTCTTGGCCACAGCTTACAACGTCATCGCAATAACGGCACAAGACAACGCCGCCGCCCCGCCCACCAGCAGAATCGCGCGTATCCATGCAGCACGGTTGCTATCGTGGTCGCTTTCTTCGGCAGACTCGATAAGTCGCTTTTCAACCGCAGGCCATATCGGCGGATCGGCACGCCTGCAAATTCGCCTGATCGCTTGGCGCTGGCTGATCTCCTGAACGGGCCGCAAGGCTGGCTCCGGCGTCAAATCTTCGCCGGATCGAGTTCGGATTGATACGAGTTTGGCGGTCATCATGGCATCTCCGCACGGGCGGCCTTGGCTTCGGTCATGCCTGCCGTGGTGCTCACGTCGTAGGGCCGGACATACCGAGTCCGTAGTTCGGCCAAAGCGGCGGCAGTCTGGTTGTATTCAGCGATTTGGTGTTCCATTTCGTTATCCCCATCATCAAGTCAGGTCGGTGGTGCAACCGGTCATGAGCAGATACGCCCGCTCGGTGGTGGCCACATCCAGTGCGCAGTAATTGAGAATCGATGCGTATTCTCCGTCCCGGTGTAGCCTGGGCACGTCAGCACCGGTGATAACCTGCTTGGGCGTCTGGATGTCGAGCACTCGCGCCAACGAATCCAGGCTCACGTACCGTTCGTCCGCATACTCCATGCTCCACGCCCGAATCCGTCGCATCGTGTCGAACGCGGGCTGGAGCTCATCTCCACCCGGAATCAGTGTCAGCGGCAGGCGCATCCGGTGCCGTAGGAATGCGTTGCGGATCTTCGGAAGGTCGAAGCTGAGGATGTTGTGCCCGACGATTTCAGTATCCGGCCCGGTCGCGGAATCCAGAATGGCTCGCAGCGCATGCAGTAGCCCCACTTCATCCGCGCAGGGCAGCACCAGCCACCCCGGAACCTCGGGCGAACTGCCGTCCATGCCGTTCAGCACCACCGCCATGCCGTCGGTCTTCAGCGCCAGACACAGAATCGGTGACGCATCCAGCAGCGCCGCCTTTTCAGTAGCCGCCTCAACCTTCTCGGCGCGCTTCTTCTCGACCGTTTCCGGTTTCCAGTTCGCCGGCGCTTTCCATCCGGCAATCGCTGCCTCGCACGCAGCGGCCGGCGCGTCGCCGGTCTCGATGTCGATTACCGCATACGCGGCCGGTTCCAACACATGAGCACTCAATGGGGTTGGGATCGGTGCAGTCATTACCAGCGCCTCCCGCTGTAGCCGCCACGGTTGTATCCGCCGCCGCCACGATTACCCCATCCGCCACTACCGCCGCCGTTGTTCCCCCATCCGCCGCCATTGCTGTTGCTGTTGTCCCGCGGCTGCCAGGCATCCACCGGGTACCCGGCATTTGCGAGTAGCTGGATGGCACCGAGTAGCGCTTGCGGGGACTGTCCGCACTCTGCTGGAAGGTGCAGGTCAACCCGCACCGATCCGATGGGGGTTTCGATCTTCACCGGCACCGAGATTCCGGTAATCGGGAGCGCCGCTGGTTGCGGTTGCACCCACCCACCGGCTTGCGCGGGTTGCTGCTGTTGAGCCAGTAGCGCCTGGAGCGCCTGGAGCATGTCGGGTTGCTGTTGTGCTTGTTCGGTCATGTCGTTGTTACCCGGCATTGCTGCCGGGCACCTCGTGTCAGTAGGGAACGTCGTCGAACTCAGCGCACAGCGCCGTTTCGTGCCGGTCAAGTTCCGCCTTGGCGGCAGCCTTCGCATCAGCCAGCGCCCGCGCAAACTCGCGGTCCTGGAGCGCTTGGCGGTGGATCGCCCGCTCAGCTACCCCGCGCATGGGGTCCGCAAGGAATTGCAGGGCGGTCAGCCCTGGGGTAAACTCAAAATTACTGATATGCATTGCGTCCTCCAAGAGCCGCCGCCCGCATCACCGGGTAGCGGCTTTTCTCGTTATGCTTCGACGAATTCCTTACGCACTTCGTCCGTGATCGCCGCCCGCATGGCGGGACCCAGCAGATTGCCGATGTTTTCAGCGGCCATTGCTCGAATCGTGCGATCCACATCCGTTCTAGCATGTCGCCGCTTCCAGATTTCGAAGAGCCAGCGATTCAAGGCTTCGCTGGTCCTCTGGTCTTCCGCGATGTTGCTCATTACGGTTTCCATCAAATCCCGCTCTTCCTTGCCATTTCCGCTGGCGCTTTCAATTTCCTCGATCCGATCATGGATCGCCTCGTCTACCTCTGCGGCTATGGCGCTCTCGCGCTCGAACTGCCAGTCGTGCAATGGTTCGTTCATGACGATTTCTCATTAACTTTATTCGGGAACTTCTCTTGCAGTTTCTTGGAAATCGACATGATGATTTCCTTGTTTTCCTTCCAATACCCAAGTGCGCCGCTGTCCATTTCGCTTATGATTTCGTCTGAGAAACCAGCCCATTCTTCCGATGTAAAGAACTTGCATCCGATCCGTATGTATCGCGGGTCAATAAATGCAATCCATTCGCCGCCATAAAATATATTCAGATTTGCCCCGCGCAAGTCGGCCCCG